TACCAAAAGAGAAGTTTCAATTTGTTTCTCCGACTTACGTGGTTTCACTCCACTAGGTGAATCATTTGGTGATGATGTGAAAGGTTTAACAAAATTAATGAATGGATATATGGATGCGATTACACAACCTGTCTTAGATGCAGACGGCATGATTATCAAATATATTGGTGATGCATCGATGCACGTTCACAATGCACCGAATGATGATCCTGAACATCCTAAGAGTGCAGTACAAACAGGACTGAATATGTTAAAGTCAGTCGAAAAGTTTAATGAGATTATTACATCAGAGGGAAGACCACCAATTGGTATGGGTGCAGGTATTAATACAGGTTTAGGATATCTTGGTGAAATGGGTTCAACAAAACGACATTCGTATGATGTGTTAGGTGATGCAGTGTCCACAGCTGCACGTATTGAATCAAAGTGTAAAGAATATGGTTGTCTATTGTTGATTGGTGAAAATACTTACGATGCAACTAAGAATGATTTCTTTTATTTAAAAGTAGATGAATTGGCAGTGAAAGGTAAATCAGTGGGTATTCGAATTTACACTGTACTAGATGATGTCAAAGACAGTTGGAAGAAGTTACAAAAAGAACACGATAAGATGCACGAACATTATCGTAATCAAAAGTTTGATGACGCAATTAAACTATGCAATAAATTAATGACAGAATTTGATAAAAGAATGATAAATTATTATGAGATGTGGATCGAAAGATGTGAGTATATGAAGACACAGAAATTACCAAAAGATTGGAATGGTGTGTTCATCGCAACGACAAAATAGCATAAATACTTTTAGGTCTACATTACGGAAAGGATTATATGTTAATAATACCTTATCGCCTACCTTTCAGTCCCGTTCGAGGACTGTTTTCACATTTATTCACAACATTACAGGAGTTCACTATGCCGACAAGAAAAGCACATCTATTGACCATGAAGTTAAACAAAGATAAAAGAATGACTAAACAACAGAAACTCAATAAGAGATTGAAAAATGCATTTCAACTGGTGTCGAGAAAACCTGTATTACAGTCTGTTAATTTTTAGAAAGGATTAAGGATAGCTATACGCTACAATTTTTGAATCGAGGTTGTCGTTATCAACTGACTTAGAGATAACGACACCTTGGTTATTATTCTGTGTAACAATACTTGATGTTACATTAGAACCACCAGGTAAACTTGCAAAACTTCTCATATCAGCATTTTCCATAGATAGATTACTTATTGTTTGTGCTCTTGTTAAGTTTGCAACTGATTCAATAAGTCCAGATACACTATTAAGTTTATCTTCACCAATATTTCTAAATGAGTTCATACCATTTGCCACATTATTCAGTCCTTGTTTAAATGATATAGCAAAACTTTTGAATGAATCTCCAACACCCTCGAATGATTTGCCTTCAATTAATTTGAAGAAACGATCAAACACTGGTTCAAACTTTTCAATTGCCTCGGTGGTTTCATTTAAAGGGTCAGCAATATCACCAAACTTTTTCATCTTTTCAATTGGATCATCACCTATTGTAAGAAAGTCAGCAAGACCACCTACAAACCCTTTGAAACTTGCAAGAGCAGTTTCACCTGCAAAGTCATTTAATGCAGGACCAAACTTTGCCATCGCATCTGCTGTTTCACCCAATTTAGTCGGATCTAAATTTTCATATCTTTTTACACTATCTGCAAGAGCACCCAACACAGTAGGATCAGCAAAGTTAGCAATAATGCCTGCAACAGTAGTATCTTTTAATGGTTCTTCCATTGCAGCCAAACCAAGTGCAACTTCTTCTAATTTTGATCCATCTAAGTTTTCATATTCTTTTATTGAAGTTGCCAAACCTTTTAAATTTTCAATACCATTTTCACCCACAAAATTTGCAAGAAGACCAGCAAGACTATTTTTAGCAAGAGGACCTGCAAGAGCAGCCATACCATCTGCCGCTTGTGTTATTTTTTCACCATCTAAATCTTCATATTCTTGTATAGCAGATTTTAGATTCTTTAATGGATTTGCAATACTATCAATCGCTTCACCAATTAAATAAATTGCACCAGATACAGCTGCACCACCAACAGCAGCACCAATTCCAATACCTGCGATTATAGCACCTATACCACCACCAAGAGCAGCACCACCTGCTAATATTCCTGGTGTAGCCACACCTGCAGCTGTTAGTGCAGCTGTTAATGTTGTAACTGCACCTGCAATACCAGTTGCAGCCGCACCAACTCCTAATAAACCAAGTCCACCACCTTTACCTTGTCTATCTACTTTTTGATTTCTTAACTCTTTTTTATTTTCTTGTCTTTTTTTAATTCTATCTTCTTTGAGTTTAGAAGGATCATCTTTCTTTGGTTGAGATTCTTTAAGTGCATCTTTGAATCCTATCGTTAACATATCTGTCATCAATTGAATAGAATCATCACTGATACTTACAATGCCATCTCCACTAACAGTTTCTACATCACCAGATTGAATAGATTCAGTTTCTCTTTCAATTGCTTCCGCTTGTTCATTTTTTGCTTTACTTAATTTTACATTATCTCTATCTTCTTTTAATTTGTTTCTTGTTGCTTGAGCAATTGCTTCTTTGGCTGCATCTTTTCTTGCTTTTCTTTGTCTAAGTAAATCAAGACCAACACCTTTTAGAAAACTACCAACGATAGGTATATTATCTAATTTGCCTATAATTTCTTCAGGTCCAAAGTTCTCAACAATTTGTGCTTTGACAGCTGCAGTAAGTCCTTTTGTTGCAGTGCTAAAACCTGTTACTTGTTTGATATAACCTTTAGATGCGGCAATTTGAGCTCTTAATGCTTTTTGTTCTTCTTTATTTAAGTCTGTTCTATCTTGTAATTGCTTTTCTAAAACAACAGTAAGACCTTGTGTTGCACCAATATTTTCATTTAAAGTTTTAAAATCAAGATTTAATAAGCCCTCTTTTTGTAAAAGAGTTTCTGTTGTTTTATCAATTGCTTGATTTAAATTATCAGATGTCGTTTTTATACTGTCTGATAAATTACTATAAACTTGTTCAAATTTCTTTGTATTTTTAGACAAACCTTTAAGTGGTCCTTTTACTTGATCGACTACACTATCAAGTTCATTTCGTAATTTATCTACTAACTTACGAGTGTCTTTATACATGAAATCTTCTACTGTTGGCATTTTTTATTACTTCTTTTTACCTTTCAATGCATCAGCACCAAAGAACGCAGCTACTAATGCTGAAATTGCCACAAAGTATGTGGGTGCAATGTCACCAATGATTTCTGCTGCCTTATCAAATCCTAGTAATGATGTAATTAAAATTGTGAATGGATATAATAACATACCTGCTAATGCAAACCATGTCATCTTTCTCATTGCATCTCTTTGAGCGTCTTGGTCTTCTAATTCTTTTTTCTTAAATTCCAAGTACATCTCATGTTCTTTATCTGAAACAACGCCATCACCATTAGTATCTGCTGGATGTGGTGTTGTCCAAGTTTTCTTTTCTTCACTCATGTTAACCCCTTTTTTGTTTTTGTCTTTCGTTTTCTTCCTCTAAGTATTGTAAGAGTAGTGATACATATATCTCCCTCTCCCACGGCATCATATTTTCTATTTCACTCAAACTATACTTGTGATGTTGCATCAAGTTAAAGTTTGTTTTAAAATAGTTTTCAAGTGTATTATGAGAGAGAGCTATTAAAAAAAACTACGCAGTCCCTCCAATACAACCTTACTTTTCACTTTCGTATCTGGATTTTCCACTTCTATCTCATGTCTTAATCGAGGCATTGTATCAAAGAATGTTTTAATTTTCTTTAATGCTTCTGTGGTAAATCCACCAAGAAATTCATCTAATTCTTTTTCAGTAAAATCACTTAGTTCATAAACTTGATCACCATCATAAACTTGTGTAATAGATTTCTTTACAATCTCAAGCACAAGTTCAGAGTTTAGTGTTTTTCCTGCTAAACTTTGAATTGTTTCATAATTTGGATAACCCAATATAATACCAATATCATCTGTTAACTTGATATTATTATCGTGTTCATCATCAACGTGACATTCGATTTCTTCTAAATTTAGTGTCACAGGCACATATGTCTTTTCATCATCTGGACATAGAACATTGATTGTTGATGTTTCACCAACTGACTTTGCTCTAATTCTTAGAAAAACATATTCTAAATCAAATTGTGGTAAAGAATTAACGTCTAATTTATCAAATGTACATGATTGTACAACTTCTCTTATTGCATTTAACATTTGTTCTTCATCACCACTTTCCATTGCAGTCAATAAGACTTGTTCGTCTTTCACTACAAATGGTCTATATTTTACCTTCTTATCCACAGACGGTAATGTCAATGTGTAAGTTGGTGTTTTTAGTTTCGGTAACGGCATATTATAATCACTCCTTTATTAAAAAGGTGGAAATACTTTTCCACCAAATATCTTACCTACAGGTATTTGATTGAATACCTGATTTGTTGTATCTCTAACTGTTCTCAGTATATCAGCAGATAGACCTGTTACACTATCACCACCAGATACAACACCTGTTGTTTTTTCAGCAAATGATAATCCATATTGATCACCACTATCAGTAACAAGATTTCTCCAAAACTTAAATGAGAAAGTGATACTAATTTTATGTACTTGACTTGAAGCCTCATACGATAATTCTTGTGCATCAATTGTTTTAGGAAATGCTTCTGAACATTCAACAGCATAGGTCACACGATCTCTATCATCATGTGAACTAAAACTACCTAATTGGTAGATTTTAAGTGGTGCAGTGTATTCATCTGAATAATTAATATTGTATGAAACTGGATTGTATGCTGTCTTTTGCCAATATTCAAATAATTGCTTCTCTCTCATAAACTTATCACAATAAAACGTTGCAGTCAATTCACCATAAGTCACACCATCTACAATTTCTTGTGATAAACCATGAGTGTTACGAATCGTTGTTGACAAGTTACGACCAGGAAATGAAATATTACTACACATTAAACGTATGTACTTGTTATCATTTGACAATGTTGCTAAATCAGCTGATTGTGGTGATAATCTTCTTCCGTTTAATGTGTTTTCTAATGCAAGTGTTGAAACACCTTGTGGTAATTGTAAGTCAATAGCAAAACGACTAGGTCTTGCCATACCTTCACCACGTGCAATTGCTGATCGAAAACGACCTATTGTAGTTTCTGATTGTGCTTTCTTTCCTAGTCTAGGATCTTTTGCAACATCATAAACACCTTTTAAATCTTCACGTGACACACCTGCACGTATGTCAAATGGTCCTATTCTTTTACCACCTCGTATGATTGCCATTATCCTAGTTTCTTTCTATTTTTCATGTGTGCTTGTTCTACTAATTTTTTATTCTGTCCATAGTACTCAACAGCGTGTCCTACTTTACACATGAGTTTATTGACACTAACACCATCACACCATATATCACCGAGTATTCTTCCAAACTTACCCTTTTCATCACCCTTATATGTTTTAATCACAATGTGTGATGCATCTTTTAAATGTTTCTTTAAAAACTCTTTGGACATTAATCCATATTTCTTTTCTGTTAAATCTCTTGTACGACTTTCTGGTGTATCAATACCAAATAGTCTAACTCTTTGTTTATATAAGATATCAAATCCCATATCTAATATAACATCGATTGTATCACCGTCAACAACTTTTAAAACTTTGTTAACACGATAACTGTAATCCGTTGGGTCACCTAGTTTGTTCATTAACTTGCTATCCTTCTACTATCTGTCCATACTCTTGCACTTGATGCTTTTCTAAAGTCTTGTACAGGCAATAGAGATGCAACGAGAAAATCTTCTTCACTAATTCGTAAGAAACCAGAACGAAGTTGATTTGTCAAATAATGTTTAATTGTTGGTTTGATCAGTCTAACTCTTTTTAGACTTGAATAATCTGAGTTGACACCCTTTTTATCAATCACTTCTAATAATTGTACACGTAGTGATATCGGTAGATAGTGAAAGTTTAAACCGAGAAAACCACCTGGTGCTGATTGTAATGGCAGTACTAATGGAAATCGATCATAGTATGGTAATTCATTTTTAAGTTTAGGGTCATAGAAGAACATATTCAGTTTACCGTTTGATGGTCTTCTTGCCAATGCACCAGAATTAATCAATCTACGTGCTGACACTTTATTACCTAACTCTCTGATTTTTTTACGATACCATGCAACCGATTTCTCTTTATCACCTGCTTGTTTTCGTATGTCTGTAAAGATATCCGCCATACTACTATTTATATGGCGATAAGAAATCCTCTGTGAGAATAGTGAACTCCATCCCACGTTTTTTCGACCATTCCTTTGCACTTTTCCACTTTGCTTGATTCTTTACATACTCTAAAACTTCATTCTTCCATTTGGTCGTTTTCCGTGATGGGTTGCGTAATGGTGCTTTGGTATACTTTTTAGGCTTGACTTCTACTACTAACTTGCGTATATTACCATCTTTGTCTTTGTACTTGAGATAGAAATCTGGAAAGTATCGATGTAGTTTGTTGTCAATGGGTGACATATAAGGTATAATGAGCTCTTCACTACCCCATTCCATAATGGCAGGATTGGAATCACAATACATCATAAACCTACGTTCCCACAAACTTCGATAAATAATGTTCCCAGGATCACCTTTATACTTCTTTGGATCACGTGGTCTATACTTGCCTTTGTATGTTTTCCTATATGTCATATAAATACTTATATGGCATTCACAA